AGTTCCATCGCTAATCTATCGTACTTCCTTGGGTTATTATCCGGGTCCTTAATACTAATTGTCTTCTTCTGAAACTTATCTCTAAGATCCCAAAATACTTCTGTTCTTAAATCGTAAAACTTCGTCTCATCATCTGACTTACTTCTTAATATAACCTGAACTACATTGTATCCTTGTTCCTTGAGTATGTCGTATACTCCGCCTCCAAGTCCTGTATCATCTATTGCTATCGGTGCTTCCATGTTCTGCTCATCACGTAGAGTATCTATTATAAATCCTGCAACCTCAGTATTTGACCTCTTGTTAAACTCACGCTGATATAACATATTATAACCATCAAAGACTGTTATTATCGTACTGCATGAACCGAACCTGGCAACATCTACTCCTATATATCTTTGGTCTCTATGAACTCCAAGTAACTTATCTAAATCAATTTCTTCCTTCCTACATTGTTCAACCCAGGCTAAAGGTATTAAAGTATTACTTGATTCAACCGGAAACTCACCCAATACCTTACTTGACCAAAGAGCTGATCCTTCTCCCCACTCCTTGCGGCACTGTTCAACCCATTCATACGATGACAGTCCCGGTATAATTCCTGCTCTATATTCCTTCTGCGTTATCTTACCTTCTGCCAATAACTTCCCTAATTTATAATTTGGTGTATCTAAACAAGATATAGTGATACAAAAATATCCGCTATCCGGTTTAAAACAATTGTAAAAATTTCCTTGTGATTCTATCGGATTACCTATTACAAGAACCCTGGAGTTTTCACTAGTGGCGATACCCAATCCGCCAGTCCAGATCTCCGGTCTTATACCTCCAGCCTCATCATATATCAGTAGTAAGTTATCGCTATGGAACCCCTGAAATCTTTGCTGATCGTCGGTGCTTAAACCCTGCGCCCACCAACCTTCACCCATCCACAAGTCAACATCATGCAATTCCCCGCCGATAGGTCTTATAGCATTCTTGTGCGCACCCTTCAACTCATCCCATATAATTGACTTCACCTGGGGAAATGTCGGCGCTGTCGTCATTACTTTAGCCAATGGTCCAAATGCTGATAACCACCACAATGGAAGTCGGCCACAACAAAATGACTTCCCTACTCCATGCCCTGACTTAATCGCTACTCTCTTATGTGTTGCTATCGCATTTATTATCTTCCGTGGAACATCCCATAAACTCTTATCTGAAACTCCCAGTATATCTTTAAAATATTTCTCCGGATGTAATTGATAATCTTCTTGTAATGCAAGTACAGAATTATAATCAATTGTCTCTGTCGGCATTATTTATTCCTCAGGCAATACTCTTCTACTCTCTTCAGTTATCTTGACCTCAGCCTTCCTCTTGTTACTATGTGCTTCCTGAATCACACTTTGTAACGTGAGGTTATACATATTAAATGTCGGCGCATCTTCCAACTTCAACCACTTGCCTAATGTCTTCAATGCTTCGACCCTTACCCTTCCATCCATTTCCATATGCATCATCTTATACGCCTTCACCTTCATGGCTTCCGGTGTTATCCTCTTCTCAATTATCTCTTTGTCAATCTCCTCCTGCAACTTCTTATCCTTCAATACTTCAAATCCATTCATTCGCGCAATTGCAGGATCACACAACCTCTTCCTTTCCTCAATTGACTTATATTCAGGTATCTTACCAATTGATACTAAATAAATATAACCTACTTCCTCAATATCAAAATTCTGAACATAGTTCTCTACCAACTGCTTCCTAATGTCTTTCTTAAGTATTAAAGATTCATTCATATTACCGCCTGGATTTTTTCATTGGCCAATACTTCAATTGTATCTTCTTAATTGGAAATGGCTCGCCGGCTTTAACACACTGTTTAATGAATTTCCTCTCGGAATAATTAGGTCTACCAATTGTCAATCTTAAATCTAATGGATACGTCTTACGATACACCTTGCTCATCTTAATTCGTTCATCTTCTGAATTATATTTAACAGCGCTCTTCACTGATTTATTCAACATATACACTATCATTTGAGTTAAATATTTATTCATACACCACCTATTGTGTGAAATTTATTCCATTACTACTACATATAGTATAACAAATAGATAGTATTTGTCAAGTGTTTTACTAAGATACATTACTACTACTAAACTTAACCAGATATGTCCCTTAACTAAGATACATTACTATCCAAAATTAAAAAAAGCGACTAGTTTTTAAAATTTTAAAACGGCCGGTACCTTTATTCTAAAATTAATTTATACCGGTACCCTATTTACAAAATATAGAAAAAAGGCGGCAGATGATTAGGAATTGCCATTAGACGAATGAGTGTACATGGCAATAGTATTATTTATCTGCATATACAGTTACTGTAGTTATAAAAGGTAACATGTCGATTAGGATTGTGTAGATCAACAACATTAAGGTATAAAGATATCATATAAAACAATACAATGTAGATACTACTTATATAGCGCAAGGAATATATCATATTGCGTGGAAAAGGATCATGTAGCGCGCCGGCTATAGATTATAGTCTATTACAGATTTTTAATTGTGGATAACTCAAAAACCCTTATTTTATCAGCAATTAACAAACGCCCATAAGGTATATTATGATAACTAAAATCAAAGAGTTAAAAGATTATTATTGATAGTATTGAAGTTATAGATTATTGTTGATAGATTAGATTATATATTGTGCGGTAAGTTATAATTATTGATAGTCAAAAAAAATATGCTTGATAAATATAGAGTTACAAAAATGATGAAAATGGATGCTGAAAACAACAAAATATTTGGACATGACAGCATAAATGCTATTGTATAATGACGATTACAAAAACTGCGCAGCCTGAATTTTGACGTGTATGGTGTTTTTTATTTCAATATATTATAATAATATATTTAAGAGAAAAAAGAAGACAGTCAAAATTTTTAGAAAATAAAATATATATATATATATACTCTTACTTTTGTGCTTTAAAATGCCTTTTTTTTGTTATCTTTTCAGCCTATTATTTCTACATTATATATCTACAGTTTTTTATGTTAAACTCATCACCCATTTTCAACTATGCATTGTTTACAATTATAACGCAATATTTAACAATCAAAAACCCTTATTTTATCAGCAAAACATAATATATTTAAATCATTTAATTCTATTGTATTTTATCAATAATATATTTAAAAACTTGACTATTTAATATATTATGTTATACTGTTTTTAATAACAGATTTTCGCTTTAAAATGGAGGTCAATATATGAATATACTGTTGAAAAAATTGTCCAGACAAAGATGGTATGCAAAAAAGAAATTAAATTATCAAAACCAATAACATATATGATAAATGGAAAGATCGTTAAATTAAATCAGCCGGAGGAAAAATCAAATGGCTAATAATATTGAGTATATAAAAAAATGGCAATCAGATCATAAAGATAGCGTTAAACTATCTATTAAAAAATACCAGGATAAAAACAGAGAGAAGTTAAAAGCATATTGTAAGCAATATTATCAAGATCATAAGCCGGTAAAGTTATCAATCGAAGATAAAGCCATAAAAAATAGGATAAAATCATTACGCAATAGCCTTGATAATTATGAAATTATGGCTGTAAAATATAATTGGCCTCCAAAAGCTGAATTACAACAGTTATATGATAAATTATGTAGTGAAAACCCTTCATTAATATAGCATTTTCATTATTCCAATAAATCTGCATTATTTGCAATTTACCCCTTGACAGTTTCCAATTATTATGTTATAGTTGGAATGAGCAGATAGCACAGCTCAGATTTTAAGGGGGATATATGAAGAAAATTGTAGTGGTTTTGATCTTGGTTGGATTAGGAATGGCAGTAATGAGCAATGAGATAAGTAAAAATTGGGGGATAGGCATTGATTGGCATCCTCTAACAAGCAATTCATCGCTTATGAGTTATGGTATTGATTACCGGTTAACTGACAAGATATGGCTTGGAGCTTGTATAGATGTATACCAAGCACAGGAAAAGATACCGAATACAGTTTTTTATGATTTTACAACAAAAGTAACACCGGGGTTTAAATTTAGGTTTGAATTTTAACACATGCGCCCTTAGGTGGGCGCTTGCTATCATAGGGGGCAAAATGAAAATCAAATTTTTCTTTCACGGTCTAAAAATACAAATTGTACGCTGTATGTACTGCAAGAAAATATACGGCATTAATTTTGGCTGCTCATCTTGGGGAACCTCTCACGGTATATGTAACGAGTGTATGAAGGGCATTAGACTGAAAAGGAAGGCCAAATGAATCCAAACCGCAAAATACAGATTATAAGAAGTAATATGAAAAATACAATGCGCTGATGCGCAAGGGGGCAATATGAAAGCAATTCAAGTCAAATATCTATGTGCTACAAATATCTATGTGCTACAAATATCTATGTGCTACAAATAACTATGTGCTACAAATAACAAGGGATCAAGACTCAAGGCTTTTGCTGATGGGGGATGTCAGACAACAATAAGCTTCCCGCAAGAATTAAGCTGGGAACAGGCATTTTACCAGGCAGCGCATGCATTGTGTATTAAATATGCATGGCCGGGACCGCTTGTTGGTGGAATACTGAAAAATGGAGATTATGTATTTTGCTTTAAAAATCAGAAGTAAAGGCGGGTACAATGATAAAAAAAGAAGAGTTCAAACAAGGTAAGCGCGTAATATACCGGGATGGATTAGAAAATTACGCCGTAATTGAATTAATTGAAATTAAGCGGATAAAAAAGCCCTGGTTTTTCTTTACCGCGCGGATTGTAGATAATAGCAATGTAAGCAATTCTAGCAAAGAAAACATGCCTATCGGTTCAATACATTCATTTTCAAATTGTTTTATCCATGAAAGCCCGCAAACAATGACGGCCGATAATGACCGTTATATTAATAACCAGGTGAAACTTCTTACAGCCTGGATCAACACAAAGCCTATATAGGCAAGGGGACAAAATGAAAACATACAGCTTTATGACGGTAAATAATTTTAGAAGTGATATTAAAGCAAATGATCCGGTTGCTGCATGGAATAAAATAAGAAAAGACAAAGAACGTTTTGACTTTGAAGATATGGGAACTGGTTTTAAAAAAATACCCGCCGTATACAATGGCCTTTTTATCACTTACGGGCCTGATGGTACAGCAGGTATTGAAACTTGGCGCTCAATTTTTCAAGTTATAGAATATCGTTTTATAAACAAAAGACTAACAGCGTCAAGATAGACTAATTCCGCGCCTTCCGGCGGGCCTGTACATCGGGAAGGAAAGGACTATGCAGACTATAGCGGAACTGCTGGCAGCACTGAAGAGGTCAAGGGAAGTACAAAGAAAAGAGCACAAAGATTGTAGGCTTAGGCTACAAGACAGAAAGGCAGCCTACCAGAGATTTATACAGATTGAAATAGCAATAACTGAAATAGAAGCGCTCATATAAAAAAAGGGGGGGGACACATGTTTAAACTTAAAATAGCAAACGATATACTGGAAAAGGATAGAATGAGTTATTCATGCGGTAGGCGCATACACAAGACACCTGCGCAAACGTTAAAGAATATTGATAAGATACTCAAAAGTCTGTTTGATGATGGGTATGATTATCAGGGTTTTATTGATGGTTATTTAATATTTAAACGCGTTTAGGTTTTTAAACGCGTTTAGGTTTTTAAACGTACAGGTTTACATGATTGATTGATAGAAAAGTTGTAAAATCTAAGAATACAGGAAACTCGGACTAAGGGATAAAATTAAGAGCAAAGGGGGGAAAATATGCCATATTCAGCAATACATTTCAAAGGTTTTAACTGTGATAAGTCATGTTCATACTTAGAATATAAGGGAAGGAAGTTAAAAACTGGCTGTTATAATCCTGATTTATATTGTTTAAAATATAATAATAGATTAGGAGGAAATAATAGCAAACTAGGGACTAGTAAACAAAGGTTGAAAAATCGTGTTATAATTAATGTAGAAAGATGTAACGATTGTATACAGGACCATGGTGCGTAAAGGGGGTATCAATGTCAAAAAAATATGATTCTGAACTCATGGCAATAGGCTTAATTCTGGCAATATTGGCTATATACTGTCTAGGCTATGCTGTAGGCTCAGAATCACGCTACAAGGGCTATCCTTGCCCTAGATGTGATACAATGGTATATCCGGCTGATTATGAAGAAATAATTGAAATTAGGCCTATACAGGCTAACAAGGAGGTACATATATGTACATCAAAGTAAGAACGCGCCCGGTAATGGTTAAATTTTGGTATGCACAAGGCAAGAATATAGAATGGATCATGAATAGATATAATTTAACTCGCATCAAAACCTTTGAAATACTCGGAATAGATGTACTTATTAGAGAGTATGAAAATGTGAACGAAAAACAAAATAATCTGCAATTTAATTGAGAAAAACTATTGACAATTTAATATTATTTGTTATACTAGGATAATACTAAATTAATAAAGTTTAATCCACCAGGAGGGTATTATAATGAAAGCATCTGATATGACTGTTGAACAGTTTAAAGAGATCCGTTTGAAGCTTGGTATATCATGTACCGAATTGGCTGCCAAATTAGGAATAAGCGCATCTTGTGTGTATTATTATGAGGCGGGCCGTCAAAAAATACCATTTGTTGTCGGTGAATATATGAAGGGATTACAGATTAAATAGCGCATAGAGGGGACCTATGGGATCACGAATCACTTTAGATAAATATTTAAATGTCTATTTTAACTACGACACATGCGTTATAGATAAGATACGCGCAATAGACGGCAGGAAATGGAACGCCCGGGCCAAATGCTGGCAGGTCCCTGTTAATGTATTTAACTATGATGCTCTTCAATCAATCTTACCTAAGCCAATCCAAATAGACCGTGCGGTTCTTGATTGGTACGTTGCGAATAAGAGAGAGTCGGCCGTAGTTGATATGACCAAGTTTAAAGATTATAGGTTCAAGACTAAGCCATATGCACATCAGCGTACATCAGTTGAGTGGGCGCTGCTCAAGGGTTCCGGCTGTCTATTTTTTGAGTGTGGATTGGGGAAAACGAAGACTGCACTCGACATGATCCAATTCATGTTTTTCTACCAGACAATCAAACGTGTTCTAATAGTAGTTCCCTTGTCTGTTGTCAATACATGGCGCGCGGAGATAGCCAAGCATACGGATATAGTGTCGGTTGAAATATTAACCGACATGACCATGACTAAGCGTAAAGAAGTCCTAATGGGTACGGACCGCAAGATATACATTATTAATTATGATGCGATTAAGTCACTTGAACAGGAAATTAAAGATAAGAAGTTTGACGTTATTGTCTGTGACGAATCTACATATATAAAGAGCTACAAGGCACAGAGGACCAAGGCATTACTCAATATCGCGCCGTCTATACCACACCGATGGGTGTTGACTGGGACACCTTTCGGACAGAGGGTCTTGGACGTTTACAGCCAGATTAAATTTGCCTGTCCGCAGGCGTTCCCTGAGTCCTGGTTCAGTTTCAGGAACAACTACTGCGAGATGGGTGGATATAAGGGAAAGGAGATAACCGGTAACAAGAACATGCCGGAGCTTGAAGAACGCATTAAGAAGATAGCCAAGGTGTATCGTAAGGCTGACTGCCTGGAGTATGTGAAATCAATTGCGAAGTTTACGAATAAATAGCCCTTGTAGTGGTGGGTCGCCCAGGCTACTTAATGCGATAACAAGCCTCTTAAGCGGGTTGTCTGAGACAATAGGTAGCAGTTCTGTGTTTAGTGGTAGGTAGTATAACACAAGGACATTAAGCCCACACCACGCAGGGGATAAAGGGGATAAAGGGGATAAAGGGGAGGGAGTATGAAAATAAATATACCAGTAATACAATGTGATTTTTGTAGCAACAAGAACACGGAAGGTAGGATTGATACTTGCGATAGTTGCAAGAAAGATGTTTGCCGTAGTTGTAGTTATGAAATAACCATAAGCAATAAAAATGGAACATTACAGCAAGTGCCAATATACACTCCATCACGTTTAACATTCTGTCCCAATTGTGCAATAGAATTAAAAAGAAAAAGCGAAGGGGAGGGAGTATGAGAAACATAGGCGATAAGGTGTTTATAGCAAAAACAAATTATTATCAGGAAAGCATTGTTTGCTTGGATTGTTTCGGAAAGAAATATGTAACAGTAATTATGGGCGATGACAGCAAGGTAACAATTCCTTGTCAAGGTTGTGCCAGCGGATATGAAGAGCCGACAGGTTACATGAAACACTACCAGTATAGCGAAAGTGTCGAGGAGTTGACCATAACTGGATTGGAAATAAAATCCAATGGTAAAATAGAATACAGGGTCGCTCATTATATTTACGAAGAAGAAAATGTTTTTGATACAAAAGAACAGGCAGAAAAGAAAGCAGTTGAATTAGCGGAGCAAAGGAATATAGGAGAACAAGAAAGCATTAAAAATAAACAAAAGGTTCATAAAAACTGGAGTTGGAATGCCTCTTATTGGAGAGGAGAAATAAGGGATGCAGAAAGGAGAATTAAACATGCAACCGAAAGATTGAACTGGGCTAAAACAAAAATGGGGCAAAGGGAGGGTAAGTAAATGAGGGAGATATGTAAATATTGTCAAAGGGCGTGGTCTGCTGAGGCTAATGGCTTACCCTGTGAATGTGAGACTTATTGTGGATTTAAAGAAGTTTGGAGAAACAAAGGGTAGGTTGATGTGGGATATTTGTAATTGTGATAGAAAATGTTGTAGGGACAAGGAAGCCTTTATTGATTTACTTTCTGCAACTGCTGATGAAATTATAGAGAGGTTTAAACAATGAAACAGGATTTATTTAACCTTATAATAAGCCTTATACTTGGGGTTATGGGGTTGTTGGTGATAGCGCATATAATATGGGGAAAATAACAGGAGGTTTACATGAACCCGATAATAGAACAAAAAGCACATGAATTGCACAGGTTGATAGATCAAGAGAATCAGTTGCAGGAACAGTTAAAATCAATAAGCGAAAATATTGATATGCTAAACGAAGAGTTCGTGAAATATATGAAAGAAAATGGTATAATCAAATCTCACATTGAGGGTGTAGGAAGTATAACCTTCAAGAGTAATTTATGGACAAATATACTGAAATCAGACCGGGAAATAGTATTTGAATATTTCCGGGGAATAGGAGAAGGGGGATTAATTAAGAAACGTGATGATTATATTCATCATAAAACACTTACCGCTTACATTCAAAATCTAATCAACGAAGGAAAACAAACACCTGATAAGATAGACTATGGTTTCAAGGAATTTGTTGAAATTGACGGTATGAAGAGAAAACCCAGGAAAAAGAAGGTTGAAGATGAAGGAGGTGATGACTAAATGTCAACCGAAAAAGAAGTATACGATCTAAAACAAACGATAAGAAAGCAGCAGGTTGAGATTGACCAGTACAAGGCATTAGTTGATAAGGTGCAGAAATTACTCAAAGAGTTGGTAGAAGGTTAAAGGAGGAACAAATGGCAAAGGATAAAGAAAATAAGTTGACGATAACGGGTATTGAGGACAAGGCGCTTGCAGAACTTCCTGATTTTATAAAAGAAGATGCAGGTAAGGGAGGACTTGAGACAGGTGCTGAAATGGTATTCGGCTTTGCTAAGCTGCTGGATGCTAAAAGCCCGGAGGTTGAAGCAGTTGATTCTAAGTTTAAATCAGGGGAGATAATCAATAGCCTCTCAGTAGCATCATATGGCCGGGAACTTACATTTATTCCCCTGGTAGACCAGAAACAGGCAATAAGATGGGTTCCAAGGTCAGAAGGCGGTGGAGGTATGGATTGTGTCAGCCAAGACCTTATGAACGGTAATAAGCATGGAGAATGCATCAAGTGTGAATTTAATTACGATTTGTGGAAGGACCCGTCAATAACCAAAGATAACAAGAAGGGGTTATGTTCCACATACCTGAACTTCCCTTCACTTATTAATGGAGAAGATATGCCTACTATCCTGGCATTCTGGAAGACTAAATATAAGGTAGGACAGAGAATCAAAGCACTTTACGTCAATAAGTGTGCTTCACTTAATAAAACTGTACCTATCTATGCAATGAAATTTAAACTCATCAGCATACAAGATAAAGCTGGCGCTGATACATTTTGGAACTATGACGTATCGTTCGCAGGTTTTGTAACTGATGCCGCCGAATATACCAAGGCTAAGAAATGGGCGGAGATGATCAAGAATATAAACATTAAGACTGAGAAAACACCGTTCTAGGTTAATGATAAATCAAGTGGGGTGAGTAGCGGTGATTGATGTCCCCCTGTCACCCGCCCCCACTTTAATAAAGGGGATACATGGAATTCATAAATCCAACAATCTACTACCAATCTCGTGGATTCACACTTAATAGAAAGAACGTCAAATGTCCATTCCATGACGATAATAATGCGTCCATGTCTATATCTCCCGACACTGGCCTTTGGTTTTGCCATGGTTGCCATGAAGGTGGTAATATAGTTCAATTTGAAGCTAAGAAGACCGGGACCGATACCAAAACAGCATACGCCGTGCTATGCAAAGAATTTAATATAAATCAAAATGATTACGTAGATACCAATTTAGTAGAAAAATATCATACAGCGCTTATTAATAATCAGAAAGCAATTGAGAAATTAGAACAGAATAGAGGCATTAAGTTAGATATAATCAAGAAATATCGCATAGGACTAGACGAGGAACTTGGCCGCCTTACTATACCTATATTCCGAGGTGGATTCTGTATAAATATTCGCAAGTATAAATCAGGTGGTGGAGAGAATAAGGTTATCGGTATAGCAGGTCATAATGAAATGGCAATATTCCCATTTGATAATCTCCGAGATGATACAGTCTACATTATGGAAGGTGAAATGGATTGTCTGCTTGCTAATCAACTTGGACTAAATGCTATAACGGTTACATCCGGGGCAGGATCTTGGCGCTCCGAATGGAATGATTATTTTACAGGCAAGGATGTAATAGTCTGTTATGATATAGACGAAGCGGGTAAGCGTGGTGCAGAGAAAATTATCAACTACCTCAAACCTGTAGCCAAATCAATCAAGAATATAGACCTTCCCATTACAACCCCTCCAAATGGTGATTTCACAGATTATATAATGACCCATGAATTTACTATTGAAGATTTCAGTATAATAGTAAGCAACACCAAGGAAGCAACTATTGAGAAGGAACCGGAAGTACATGCAAATCCTGTCAGTTTAACCGATAGCAGTAATTCAATTTACTATGGTAAATATCTTGAAACTCAGGTGATGATAGCCGGTAAAGCAGAAGAACCGTATAATATACCCAAAGAATTTAAAATTAAGTGTAATCCGCGTAATTCCAAAAAGTGTCAATTCTGCTCATTGAGGGATATGACCGAAAGAACATTTGTAATTAAGAATACATCTGAAGATGTGCTTAAATTAATAAATATCAATGATTTCCAATTAATAGGCGCACTCCGCAAGATAGCCAATATCGCTTGTGAATTTAACACAATAGAAATTATTAATAAGCAATCAGTTGAGGAGATAATAGCTATACCAGAGATAACATACTCTAAGGATATAGATATAGAGTATATCAAGAGACGGTTGTATTATAGCGGTCATGGATTAAAGATGAATAAGCAGTATATGATCAAGGGTTATAATTTCACACATCCTAGAGACCAAAAGGCTACATTGTTGATTGATAGTGCGAAGGCTACACAGGGTACTTTAGATCCTACATTGATAACTGCTGAGATGAAAAATGAACTCAAGATATTCCAATGTGAGAATAAGGATATAGAGGCAAAGTTGAAAGATATATACGATGACTTCTCGTATAATGTTACTCACATATTCTATCGTAACGATATTCTTATGGCTATGGATATTTGCTATCATTCAGTTCTTAGTTTTGACTTCTGTAATATTTACCAATCCAAGGGAAGGTCAGATGTTCTTATAGTTGGTGATACTCAATGCGGTAAATCTAAGAGCATAGAAGGATTAAATGCTCATTATAAAGCCGGGGAGATTATAAGCGGCGAGAGTTTGACCTATGCCGGACTTGTCGGCGGAGCGCAGCAGGTAGGCAATGGATGGGTGGTTACTTGGGGTAAATTACCACTCAATAATAAGATGTTGGTGTGTATAGACGAATTGAGTGATATGGATGAGGAAATAATAGGACTATTATCAGGTGTAAGGACAACAGGTATAGCCTCTATCAATAAGATCGTAGGTGCTAAAACACAAGCTAATACCAGGTTTCTATGCTGTTCTAATCCAAGAGGTAAGGGTAGGAAACTGGCTACATATAGCAAGGGCGTGCTTGCCATTAAGGAATTAATAGGCAAGGTAGAAGATATTAGCCGATTTGATTTAGCTATTATTGTAGCTGATAGCGAAGTTGACCAGAAGGAAATAGACAAGAATTATACTAAGACAATACCACACAAATACAAAAGCCATTTATGTCATAACCTTATATTATGGGCTTGGACTCGCAAGAAAGATGATATTGTATTTATGCCGGGAACTGAGAAGCATATACTTGAATTAGCGTATAAATTAACTGAAACCTATCATAGTGATATTCCACTGGTAACACCCTCCGTACAACGTATAAAGCTCGCTAGGATGGCTGTAGCGCTTGCCGTAAGGCTATTTAGTACAGATGAAGAGGGTGAGAAGGTTATGGTCTATCCTGAGCATGCTGAATACATATTCAACTACTTGAATCGTATGTATAGTAGTCCGGCAATGGGATATGACTTACATTCAGAATATAAGACCAAATCAGTGAAGTTTATAACGGCAAATAATCAGAAATTAATAGACGAATTCCGCTCAATGCCGAATTGGAAGAGATTAAAGGATTTATTATTAGAATATGAGTTGATCAAGAAGAATGAAGTGGAATTACAGATGCATTATAACGATGTACAGACTAAGGATTTCTTTGGATGGGCTAGTAATAACCGACTTATGTTTAGTGTCCATACAGGATATGCCAAGCATCCTCTGTTCATCCAGATGCTGAAAGAGATAGAGAACATACCGGAAGAAGATCCTGTTAATTTGGCAATAGATGTGTTCGGAGGGAAAGAGGTATGAAAATTAAACTAGTCTCCGTTGAATCCGGTATATCGGCAATCGGATTTCGTAAGATAGCAGCCATTGCTAAAGCAAGTGAGCATGATGTAGAGGTATTATTTGTTCCTACAGACAATAAGTATAAGACACTCTCCTATATGTTCCCTGATAATAATGCCCGTTTAACTTATAAAGATATAGATATTATAGGAGATTATTTAGCACAAGCAGATGTAGTTATGTTCAGTAGTATGACAATATCTAAACAATATGTACACGATATTATTAATAGAATTAAATATAATAATATAAATATTAAAACAGTATGGGGAGGAGCGCATCCAACCCTTTATCCAGAGGAGGCTAGTAAATATGCGGACATTATTTGCCGTGGGGAAGGGGAAGAATGGACAAGTGCGTACTTGGGTGTCTCCAATATTCAAAGACATTCATATCAAGGCTACGACTGCAAAATATATGATTTTAGAACCAAGTTATTTAGAGTTCTCACACCTATTGACTACGCCATTTATAATGGAACGCTCTTCAGAACCCTCTGGACTACCGGCTGTCCATTCAGTTGCTCTTACTGTGCCAATGACGCGCTCATTAGTCTTGATCCCGGATATAAAAAACTCAAGTATCAATCGGTAGACTGGATAATAGAAGAAATAGAGTTAGCATTAAAACAATATCCTTTCGTTACAACCATAGCATTTGATGATGATAATTTCATATCTCTACCCCTTGATGTTATTATACAATTTTGCGTTGAATGGAAAAAACGTATTAACCTGCCATTTGTTATCTATATGGACCATTGGAAGATAAAGAACGGTTGATACCTAAGGTTATAGAATATGGTAAAAGAGGATGCTATCCTCATTTTGTAGATAAAGATATATCAAGAGATTTTGTCTATATAGACGATTGCATAGAGGCCCTTATTTTGGCGGCAGTAAAGGTAGATAGTGTCAAGGGGTGGGTGATAAATATAGCAAGTGGAGTTCAGACTAATATGGAAGAGGTGGCAAAAATATCTAATAAGATATTTAACTGTACCGGGCATTTAAGTTTCGGTTCTATGGAGAAAAGGCAATGGGATTTAAGTGCATGGTATGGTAATCCAAGAATAGCAGAAGAAAAATTAGGTTGGAAGGCTAAGACTACATTGGAGGAAGGCATGAGGAGGATGATATGCGAACAAGAATAATATGTCATAACCAATGGGTAGATAGAACAAATTATTGGTTTGAAATATTTGATGGCAGACTATGGACAAGTTTTCATTCTAAAGATGGTAAACAAAAAGAACATTGGGCTATGGAAATTGATAGGAGGGATATTATCAAAATAATTTGGGCGTTAATTAAAGAATTCTTTAGTAATAGAGTAAAAACAAATACAAATAGTTGGAGGTAATGATATGAATATAATAGAAAAATTATGTAAATTGTATTTAGAAAGAAAAAGCAAGTATAATGAAAAAAATCATCCATTTGTATCTCTAAACGGGTTTAAAGTTATAAGTGAATACGAATATGAAGATTATCTATATCTTAGAAGTATAGATAAAAGACCTATATTTGGTTCAAATATAGGCAGGTATTATGGTGTCAAATTTATTGAATCTAAAAAAGGAGGAGAAAATGCGAGTAAAAGAACTAATTAAATTACTTAGGAAGTGCGATAAACGAATCTTGGTATCTGTTAATGAACAATATGATTTTAAAATAATAAAAACAATTGGTGTAACACTCGATGGTCTTCAAGAGGAAGTTGAAATACTGCTTCCAAACTATACCCCCCTTGAAAATCATCATAGTGCGGAGGTAACATGCGAATAACTGTACTCTGTCCATCAGATGATGTTACTTGGGAGATGATGCAATTAACGGCTCCTAATAGATTGGAATATTGCATGAAAAATAGGTATCAACTAGTGCTACCTAGATACTTCAGTTTTAAACAATATGTTATGGAGAAAGAGATACAGATAATAGACCAGTTGAAATATTGCGATTGGCTATTATTTATGGGTGTAGACACATGCTTCAGCAATATGAATATTCAAATAGAATCTCTTATCACTAAATATGGTGATGATAAATTTATGATTATAGGTAAAGATGTAAATGGTATAAACAATGACGTTATACTGATTAGATCGTGTGGAGAGGCAGTACAATTTATCGGTTCTGTAATTGGACTTGCTAAGAGTTTCGATAATAACAAACATGATATATTCGCTAATGACCAGCATGTTATGCAGAATCTCATAGGTCAGGACCCTAGAGGTGTGGCAGTTATACATCAAAAAGAAATCAATGCCATGCCGTATTGGTTATATCCTTATGAGGATGATAAAGGAGGTAAATGGGAAGAGGGAGATTTCATATTCCATGCGCCGGGACTTCCATATGAAAAAAGAATGGAAGTATTGAAAGAGATATTGGGGAGGGTGAGAAGATGAATTATGACGATAAATTCTGGTCCGAGAGTTATCCAAATAAATTATTACTACCTTTTCCGTTAAAACGTAGAACATTATGGGGTAGAATCAGATATATGATTACCCATTTTAATATTATTGTTAAATTTCCATGGCAATTAATATGGTTTATGTTAAGAGGTGGTAAATGATACGCAGTAAACCACCAACTCCTGAATGGAACAATAATTATGATGCAATATTCAATCGCAAGTGTTCTCATGGTCATATATTAAAGAGAGATGAGACTACTAAGGCGTATTACTGTGAAATATGTATTAAAGAAATTAGTGATAGTATGGTGAGACAGAAAAAGGAGGAAGTATGA